CTCCGAACCGTTCGTGGGAATGCGATCTCCTCTGGTGATGCATCATAAAACTTCTTCTTCGCCTTATCAATCTCACGAATTACTGTGCTTTCATCTGTCGTAAGAATAAGTTGAATGATCGACTTGAGTTCCTTTCTCACAATCTCTGGTGTCGATGACCTTGTGGTTTCAATACCCATGATCTTGAGTTTCGGAGTTTCATAACGAACACCTTCTGAATCATGCACAGTAAGCATGTATCGTTTCTTTGCAGTCCAGATACCTTTCTCAGCGATACACTCACGCTCCATAACCATCTTGTTTTCATAGGAGTTTGTAAGTGATGTCAGTTCATCGTATTGTTTCTTAATGAATGGAAGAATAATCTTATTGCAAGACTTGTCTAGGAATTCAACAATCTCCTTTGTTGATTTATCACCGCACACTTTCTCGACGAGTTTACCTAGTCGAAGATAAACAGAGTCGGTGTCACTTGCAACCACATAATCATAGTCTTCGGTTCGATTGTTTCATTCAAGAATACGTTGAGTCGATCTGCAATCCAGCGAATCGCAAGTTGACCAGACGCAGTAATCGCTTCTGCTTTATCGACATCAAAGTAGCGAAAGTATTGATTACCGATTGCACCGTAAGCGGAGTTGAGTTGAATCTTACGAACCAACTGGAAGTTGTGATACTTAGAAATGTCTTTCTTTAGTTTCTCCGTGTACCCTGCTCGACCGAGAGTGGGCATGTCTTTGTTTGGAAGTTCCTCTAATTCTTTCTCTGCTTCGATCATCTTCTTCTTGTACATCTTACGTTCTTCATACATCTTTTCCATGAGCGTAGGAAGGAAACCACGAACATCACGACGATAACAAGTTCCATTCGCTGCAACAGAATAATCTTTTGCTTTG